TTTTTCTTGTTTTTCTTTGGGATTTTCTTTTTCGTTCTTGAGATTTTTTTTCTTGTTCTTGTTTATAAAGTTCTTTTCTTTCTGCTGCTAATTTATTTACCACCTTATCGGAAGGTTCTTTAGTGAGTATATCTCTTTTTCCTTCTCTATCGGAAAGAGCAAATCGTATAGGTTGTCCTTCTGTTAAAGAAAAAGGAACTTTACCCGTTGCTCTATAATTTAATCGTGCCATATCTGAAGAGGTAAAATAATGTAGACCTTTAATATCTACTCCTGTGCTTTTTGCAGATACAGTTTTTCCATCAGGGGTTTTTGCATACCTAGTTATTCTTTTTTCTTGATATATTTTCATTTTTTACTTCCACTAAAACCAAAATACGCTGCAACTAATGCAGACAAACTACCGTACATCATCATCAGGATTGCTTCGGCACTTGCAAACCTCTGGGGACTCACAATCACAGCCACAGTTGCCACCATCATCATCACAAGTGCAGCCCATGCCATGTACCTTCTGTTCTTTTGATACGTTGCTTTGTCCGGTATTAAGTCCGAAGTTTCTTTTTCCATCACTTCTTCCCAAAGAACTTAGTAGCACTCCGAACGCCAAAGGAAGCAGCCACAATGACCCCAAGACTATACTGATACCATTCTGGCATCTTTTCCAACTGTTCAAATCCATTTTGTACAATTCCTTCCATACCCGGAATAAAGGCTAAAATTAAAGGTATCGAAAAAAGTACGACTAACCATTCGTCTTTCCACGAGTTATGAGAACCTTTAGCCATTTCCAGATCCCAATCAATTTCTCCTGTAGCTTTTTTTTGCATAACGATAGCTTCTGCTTCAGCTTTTGCCACGTCTGCTTTAACTTTTGCTTTACTCTTTTCAACTTTACCCTCCAACCATGTTGATGCTAAACTTGATATAGGGCCTATCAATGCTTGTATCATGCCCGTTTCCTAGTTGTTTTTTTTCTTCTTCTACCTGATGCTGTTACTGACCACTTCACAGCTTTTGGCCCTGTCTTTTTTCTTGCTTCTGCTTTCGATATTTTACCTGCTACTTTTGCAGGTCTACACGCAGGATACGGTCTGGTTTTCTTTTCTTTCCCAGATCGTCCACATTTCTTTCCGGTCTTTACATCACGCCAGTCTTCCTTAAACCATTTAGTTAGACCGCCTTGAGGCTTGCCCATCAGTAAGTCCCGCCCCTCTTCTTGTATGTTCTAACGAGCCAAGCATTTGCGTATGCTGATGGATATACCTTGAACTTACGCTTTGCTTCTGCTTTTACTCTTGCATACAATTTAGGGTTTTTTGGTTTACTACCAGATTTTTTCTTTGGTTTTTTAGGTGCTTTAGGAGCCATTTTAACACTTCCATCTCTTTCTTGCTTGTCGTAAACGACTATTAGGATTTTTTGCTGCTTTAGGAAACTTCTTCATTTGCCCTGCACTTCTAGCACAGAATGATTTACGTCGTTTTGCAGCTTTACTTCCCGGTTTAACTTTACCCGTAACAGCAGTCTGTAACTTAGAACCGGGATTGGCACGTCGATACGCAGCAACCCCGGCTTTAGTCATTCCTGCACCGGCTTTGGTGGGACGAAAATTTTTTTTATTTCGTGCCGGCATCTTGTCTCTTTTACGAGTCACTATGCTACACCTTTACTAACTTGTAACCTTTTGCTTTTGCCATAGAACGAAGTTGTGTTACAGTCATCATTTTTTTCTTTGATGCACCTTTAGATACTTTTTTACCTGCAGCATAACCGCCTCTAGCCATACCTTTAGACATTTTCTTGTTTTTCTTAACTGCAGTACCCATAGCGTATCTACCACCTCGAGCCATGCCCTTTGTTTTTTTACCACCTTTTGCCATGCCTTTAGCTTTTTTTCCGCCTTTAGCATAACCTTTAGACTTCATTGCTTTTCTCATTTATCTACTCCCTTAGAATATAAATTGTTAAATACACGTTCCGGATCACCTACATAATTAGGATCCTGTTTAGAATGATGTGTCCACTGACTCGGTGTAAAGTCTGGTGGGCCTTCGCCAGTTACAAACCACGCAGGGTTAGTAACTCTGACACGATTGTTAGGTAACGCAACTATGTTACCTGTCCATTTTCCTGCATCCATCAATTCTAAAACATGACTCTGCTTATGCTGTGCCGGATCATCTGCAACTTCAGTATCCGTGTAGTCAACTGTAAAGTAATACTTCGCAGGAAAAAACTCTCCGTCTATCTTTGCATACCACGGGCAAGGTGTGGCTCGATTCAATACAAAGACCGAATGAAAATGTGATTGGCAATCCCACGGTTGTGCTAGGTATGTTGGTAGAGGTTCAGGCCATTCATCATATGGTGTATCCCCTACTAAACCTGTGATGGGCATCCGTGCCCACATCGCACCACCATGTACATTTTCTTCTTCTTCACATCCAGTAAATAGTATCTGGAAACTAATTGTTTTCATCGGTAGAGTTGTTACGGCTATTGCCATGCCATGTAAAAACTCTCCTTGATATCGTTGAAAGTTAGTTGTGTACTCTCGACGAACCCATACCTTAAAGTACGGTATGTTACTTGTGATGTATCCCATAGCTAAACTGAGAATGGTTTATGTAGATTGTAACACTCTGCTCTTAAGTGTCTAACTGATCTAGGTGGCATTAATTGTATGAGATCTTCTGTCATCTCTTTCAATCGTGCTTTACACTCTTCAACTGTTTCGTATGGGCCATATTCATCCGTGCCTTCGACACATTGTGGACTACTCAAGGTAACGAAACAAAAAAATAGAACTGCTTGAAACATTATTTACCCCACTGTTTTTTCAGATAATTCTGAACTAGGGTAGATTTTAAAACCATCGCTTCTTGCTTTTCTTTGATTGCGTTCATATTAACTTCAAATAAATTACGCAATATAAAACTCTGTTCATAAGAAACATTCGTAGATAACCATCCTATGATTGCTTTACGTGTTCCTTTTTTTATGGGGGAAACCCCATGTGGATATATAATTGGAAATAAAATAACCTGTCCCTTTTTTACGGTGTATCCTACTTCTCCTAATTCATTCTCGACGATAAACTCTCCACCTTCGTAATCGTCAGATAAACACACTGAAAATCCGTAATCAAAGAATACATTGGTATGTTTTGGTGATGCTTTGAATGAATCAATGTGTTTGTTGTAGTATCCGTCTTTTTCATACTCGTTAAAGAAATTTACAGATATTAATTTAGGGCAGATTACTGAGTCTATGTAAGCATTTGCATACATCTTAGCACTGATTAAAGCCCTAATTTCTTTGTCCATCTCAGCAGGTTTGGACTGTTTATTTTTTTTGATGTCGTATACAGATTGTAATGGTTGTGTTTCTGAACCGTCTTCTGTTCCTTGCCATTTATCTAAGCAAAGTTTTACTTCATCGTCATTTAAAAGTTGTATTATATTCATGTGTAACTCCCGGTTGGTTATTGCTTAGATAGCATAAAAATCCGGGTTTGTCAAGGGGCAAAGCTATCCCTTGCCCCAAAACAATATAAATTAAGTTCCAGTTGAAACTGTAGCAGATTCGACAGGGTTTTTAGAAATGTCAGCTAAGACAACGTGAACACGAAATCTAGCGGCACTTTCACCTGTTGATCCACCATCGAGGATTAGAGCATCGATAGTGTCTGCTGAAGTTAAGATTCTAGCATTAGAACCTGAAGCTCCTGTTGCAGCCTCTAGGAATGGTGTAAAACCTGCGGAAAGATCAGAACCGTCAACAAAACAGTCTACATCACCACCTGTAATACCAACATCTAGAGTAATCTGCGAGTTGCCTCTTGCTTCTAGAACTTCAAGAGCACCTGCAACGATCATAGTATCGGCAGGAACGTCGATTAATTGAACAACATCCCCTCCTGTACCACCGTCGGCAGTGTCGTGAACTTGTGAGGTCACTACGTAAGGTCTTGCAACATTACCCGGATGACCTGCAGTTCCTCCGTTAGGAGTTCTATCAATAGTAGCCATATTTTATTCTCCTATGATTAAGCGAAGTCAATGACGCCACGTACGAGTGCTTCTGGTCTGAGGACTTTTCTTCCAAAGACGTGCAATCCACGAATAACATCTGAGAATGACTCGGTTGAACGGACAACTTCAGTTTTTGCGATATGTGAAGCTGTGGCTGCGGCAGACATATGTCCTGCAAGAACGATGTTCTCACTTGCATCTGTAGCAACACCTGTGAGTGTTACCTGATCAGTTCCACCTGTACTATTCAACGCTGTTGATTTGTAACAGGTAAATCCTGCTAGAGTACCCGGTGTTGCAAGTCCGTTTCTTAGGTTAGAAGATGCGTCGCCAGTTACCTGTACTTCTGCAATCTTGTTCCCTGCTTGAAACATCTTTTCATAGAAAATTGGAGGTGCAACGAACCATCTGTTCTCTTCTGGTACAGACTGATCATCTAATACTCTAGCCATTAAGAGCATTAAGTTGATACCTGCATCATCTGTCTCCACGTTAATTGGAGAAGATGCTGTACCTAGAGTTGCCAGAGTAGTTGTTAAACCACCTGATAAACTTGCATCATCTGCACCGGCTAATCCTGCACCATCTGATAATGCCTGAAGTATATTAGCATCGTACTTTCTCTTCAAAGAGTAAGCTCCTGAAGATGTTGCCAATGCTTCAAAGTTGACATGGGAGTGTCTCTCTTCAATGTCGTCAATCTTAAATGCGAAAGCATTTGCTTGATCAACAGTCATTGTAGTTTGATCGTCTGCCAAGTCTTGTGGGTTTACCACAGAACCTCTTTGGTAAGCGGATACTGTGATTGTTGGTTCTTTAATGATACGAACCGTATCGCCAAAGTTTTCAATTTCACCTGCGTAGTCGGTATTAGTAATATCTTCTGCAACCGAAGCTCTACGGAAGAACTTGAGAACTTTTTGGCTAAATATTTCCGGTGCAAAATTACCGGAAGGCAGGTTTCCATAACCTGCAGCACTTGTAAATGCCATTTCTCTCTCCCTATTTAGTTGAGGTTAGTTAGTTATTAAAGTCTACTCGG